AGTCGCAGTAGTTGCTGTAGTTGTAGTTGCTGTTGTTTTAGTCGCAGTATTTTGCGTTAAACTCGCCTCTAACTCGTTTACTAATGCTACCATTTCATCGTGTTTAATGTTTGGTTGAGACCATTCGATTGTGTGTCTTAACGCAGCAATAATTTCGCTTGTGTTTCTCATATATGTTTGTTTTTATTGGTTACGTGTGTTTGATATTTCCTCTGGGGTGAAGAATTTATGTAAGTTTGGGGCAAAATAGTTGATCGATTTCATTACTTTCATGTCTCTGCTACGAAATACTACATAACCACCCTCTGTTTGTTCGTAATGGCATGGCTCACCTTGTTGCTCTGAGCGTACTTTCACTGTTTCAATTGCTTCGTCCTCGGTTCTACATATTTTGGATAAATTAGATGCTTGTACTTCTGCATAGCCTTCTAAAAATTTATCGCGTAAACCGAATACAGCAGCTCCATTGCCTAATCCTACGTATGTGATGTCCAAAAGGGCATCAAATATTTCTACGATATCGTTGTTTTCGATGGCTTCCCTAAGTTCATCTAGTTCCTCCTGGATGAAATCAACTACAAATTGAGCATCTGCTTTGTTGATAGTGGGTGTGGTTCTGTTTTGCCACTCTTTTCCCATTACGGCATTGAATTGTTCTACTTCAGATACGAATGGGACGTATGGTTTTACTGTTTTTACTGTCATATTACTTTAGTTTAAATTATCATTTAATATACGAATTATTCTTGGTAAGTCCAAATAAACCCACCTGCAGTTTTTTGTTTCTTTCTACAACATTCCCCTATATTGTGAGCTTTCACCCCAGTGATTAATTCTGCTTCTTTCATAGAGTTAAAACAACATATAATATTACCGTCTAAATCTTTCTGGGTTATTTTTTGTTGTAATTTTTCTTTTAATTTGTCATTAACTACACGTGGTTTAGGAACATATGGAGGAATATATAACGGATAATCTTTAGTATGGTATTTCCAAATATATCCTTTTGCAGTGTTTTGTTTTCCTAAACAACATTGGTTTATTCCATGCCCATATATATTTTCTGCTTGAGATATGCTATCCCACTGTTTAATAAAATTACCTTGTAAATCATATTGGATCACAGGCGTATGAAGAGGATTTACATAAGGATCGATTTTGGTGGAAATATCTGGTGTTTTTCTCACCCATAAAAAATTTCCTCTCATGCATGTATTTCCTGATGGAAATGAGGGTCTAATGTTTAATGTATGGCGTACTAAAGATATGCTATCCCATTCTTGTAGAAAGTTACCAGCAAGATCGTATTGCCATATTTTTCGGGATCTTGCTTCTCTAGCATGTTGGGGAAGAGGCCTCCCAGTATTAGCATTTTTAAGAGCATCTAAATGAGATTGAGATAATTTTACTCCCCTCATTCCACTATTTTGAGACATTTTAAGTTTAGTATCTTCACTACGTTTAGATCCTATATGAGTTTGTTTAATTTTATCTATAGCTCCAGATGTATGTTTTTTCCCTCGCATAGGGGAATGATCCCAATAGGAATGGTTTAAACCCTTTTCAACACTACCATAGTACATTTTCCACCATGTTTCAATTTCATCCAAATATGAATCGGGACATTCTTCAATTACTTCAAACATATGAGCTTCTACTCCATATTTTTTTAATGAATTGAGTAATTTAGTTTGGTTTTTACAATGTAAATTGTGGTAAGTTTTAAATCGTTGGTGTATGTCTATACTTTGACCTATGTAAATTTTTCCTTTAGGATTAGTGATTTTATATATTCCTGTAACTTTCATTTTATTATAAATATGCACCCTCTATAGAAGGATGCATATTCAAGAACATTCTAGCACACTAAACTTCTATACACTTCTACCGGCACATCTGGGGTTAAACCACCAGGTACACCTTTTACTAATACTGAAATGGCATCATGTGAGTGTAGTGATTCTAAGTGGGAGCAGATAATTTTAAAATCATGTATAGATGTATTTTTTTCCAACTGGTCGTGGATTAAACGAGCTGCATCCTCTACGAATTTTAAATTCGCACCATTAAGCTCAGCAAATGCTTGCTCATCCTCACGTTTAACCATAACTTGTGTTTCAGTTTGAAGTGCTTCTACACACATGTCTCTCAAGTCCTCGATCCATACCATATTGTCAAACTCAATAGTGATGCGTGTTTTACTACGTTGAGAGTGAGATACTACAGCTTTATTACGCTCTTCCATTGCTTGCATAGCTAACTCAAATGAACATGGACAAGCTGATGAATATACAAAATCAAAATGGATAAACTTTTTAAGTGTACCATCTGATTTATGGTGTGCCTCTAATGATACATTGTAGTACTGGTAGCCAGATAAACCACTGCGTAGCGAGTTTTGGATGATAGGGAAGCTAAAATTTAATATAATATGAGCATCATATGAACCTAACTTGCTTTTGTAGCTGGATAATATATTCTCAAGTAAATCAATGGAGAATGTTTGGTCTTTATATTCGTAGAATGAACGCATGATGCGTGACATGTTGATGCCTTTTTTCTCGGCTTCTAACGATACCGTACCTGTAACACCAGTTTCTAATTCGATTGTGCTTCCATCTTTTCTACGGTAAGTTAATGGTAAACGGAAATTATGGATACCAACTTGATGTATTTTAGTGTGTGAACCTTGAATATTTGATGACGGCCCATTTTGTAAATCATGCAATGTTGAAATATATTCTTCATCTGCTTTAAATTCAGTATCGTAAGTACGATCTAGACGGTTACCCAATGAATTAGGATTATCCTTGTATGGCATAGAACCTTCATCGCCTAACCATTCGTAAGTTGTGTTTTTCATATTCATATGTTTTTTGTTTAAATATACTAAATAAATATCCGGTAGCCAAGTTATATGGCATATATTTCTTTTAAGTTGCGAGAGAAATGGTTTTCTTTGTCCATACCATATCCATACACCCATACGTCTTCTCTTACGTGTAAACCGTATAGTATGCGGTACTTGCTTCTACCTGAGTTTGCTCGTTTAAGTAATGTGGCTCCAACTATTGATTTGGGCCCACGTTGGGATAGTAAATCCAGCACTGCGTTCATGGTTTTACCTGAATCATAGAAATCATCGATTACAAATACGCGTTTGTTGGTTAAATCGAGTTTGGTATCTAGTATGATCTCGACTTCTCCTTGCTCTTGTCCATCGTATGATTTTACTTTCATGAAATCGATTTGAGTGACTATGTTTACCTTTTTACATAAATCCGAGAAAAACATAAAGGCACCGTTTAACAAACAAATCATAACAGTATCGTGTTCATCTGGTAATGATGGTTTGTTTATATGGCGGGCTATTTTTTTAAGCCCATCCTGAATTGATCTATATGGTACTATAGGTTCCAGGGAATGTTTTGGTTTACGTTTGGGTTGAATACGTTTGTAACGGTATTGTTTTTTTGTAGTCATAGCGTATAAATTTATGGTTACACATAACGGTTTTTACCAAACATCATGATATGCAAGCGAGGACAAAATCTCCATCCACGTTTAAGTGCTTGTTCAGCTACCCAACCAGTGCGTGAGTTTAACGTGTTTACATCTACTCCCTCTGGCATTAAGCATATATCTGATGGGTTAAATCCGTTTAATTGGGATAATATGCTTTCGATTTCCTCGATGTCTTGTTCAGTAGCAACAACGAATTTCAATTGGAAGTCACATTTTCTAATTGCTCTATCGTTTATGTAATTTTGCATTACTTCAATATTGATCCGATCACGTTCATGGCGTTCAGCCCATTTTTGCTTGTATTCTACACCGGAATTTTTCAAATTGGCTACCCACGGCGTAGATGATGCTAATTTAGGTGACATAGACATTAGATCAGAATACAATGAAATACGCTCATCGTATATAGTGGCATTGGTTTCAATGGTAATATGATAACCCAAACGTTTCAATTGCAAACATAATTCAGCCAATGCATCTGTTTGCATGGTAGGTTCACCACCTGAAATTACAACATGGTCAATATTTTGTTCGCGTGTATTTTCTACTACGATTTTGACGATATCTTCTACGTCCATTTGGTTTTTTTCCGGGTTGTGGCT